TCAGGGATAGCTTCCGCTATCCGAGGTAGTTCGCGGAATGTGTCGAATCGACCACCTTCGAACCCACGTCGGCGTTCCCGCCGAGGTAGTCGGGTCGTTTTCCACGGCCCTAGAAGGTGTCCATCACCGTAACCAGGAGGTCCAAACAACTGTAAATCCCTCGGAATGAAGGACTTGGCGATCGAACACAGGGTTGATTCCCCGTTTCGAAAAGCCCTGTTGTGAAACACTGCTAGCCATTGAGGTGACAGCCTGTCTTTTTTGAAGACCGGTCTCACAGCGTCGCCGTCTAGCCAGTCAGCACCGCAGCTCTCCCTAAACTTCCCCGTCCAGAACGACTTCTCCCGATTAAGGTTGAAGCCGCACCAGGTGAGGGAAGCCATCAAGAGGTCTACGGCCTTCACGGGGACAATAATGTCATCCCCATAAACGCTAACTAAATCCCGATCTGCACCGCTGAGTTCGGTACACGCTGAACTGAGAGCCCAGAAAATCAGGCTTTCAAGTTCAAACGTATAACCGTTACCCATTGAGCTAAATTTCTCTAGCTCATATTCACGGCCGCCATATGACATATGGCCGGTACGGAAAGAAGCGAGTAGGTCTACCCACTCTTCCGGTAAGAGATCGAACACGACCGAGAATGCCAGCGTGTCGCTGGCCGACGAGAGGTCAATAGTCGCAAGATGCCCCTTCATTGAGGCTTCCTCGGCTAGTAATTGATTCCTCTGTTGGTCACTCAGGTCTTGTTTAGCACGGACGCGAAGCCTCTCTTTGAGGTATGACCCTATGCCCAACTGTATAAAGCCGTTTAAAAGCGGCTCAACGCAGATGGGACGGTGGGTTTTCGCGTTCTTTTCGACAAAGATCAGCTTAGCCGGTTCGACTACTATCTCACACGAGTGTTTTTCCACTCCCCAATGAGGTAAATCACTGAAGAGGGCCCTACCAGTTTGCTGGCGGACCCATAATGGAAACTCATGTAAAACCTGATCGATGACGGGTAGCATCTCTTCGCTACATACAAATGGGGCAGCGAGCTTGTTCTCAAAGCAAGCGTCGGCCCTTTTCACAGTAGTGGAAGCCCCTGGCCCGAAGTGGAACCTGAGACTGTCTAGAGTAGGGACTTTCCCCAGAACCCACTTGATTTTACGTCGCGCCAGCGCAATCGCCATCGCAACGCCCCCGTAGGGGCAAGTTTGTCCAAAGTACT